CTCATTCGCCGCTTTCAAGACCGGATGCGTCCACCCGATACCCTCGGCGTAACCGTGCCCCGCGAGCGGGTGAAATGCTTTCCACTCGGCCGGCGTATGCAAACGCCCTTCGTTGCACGCCGCGCAAGCCTTCGTCACTCGCGCCACTTCCACCCGAGAATGAACCGCACGAGCAACCGCCGCAACCAGGACGGACGGCCGGCCGGCCACATCTGCCAATAGCCGAGCGAGTGCGCCTCCTGCAAGAGCACCGGCGCCGGCGCCGCGGATAAGCTCGGCGTGTTGCCCTCGCACGGCGCCGGCGCGATCGTCTCGGCCGGCTCCGGATCGTCGAGCGTGCGGAATGGGTCTTTGCGTTCTCTCATACCCACACAAACTCCACATGAACCCAGTTGACGGCCCGCGGATTGGTGATCGACCGCGCGTAAAAGTACGCCGCGTCCATGCGTTCGATAAACTTCGACGTTCGCCGCTCCGGATCTTTTTCCATTGCCTTCACGTCGTCCTCAAAATCAAGATCCGTGTAGCCCCAATGCTTCGTGTACTGCGGATCGACCGTACCCGGAATGATGCCGGCCGTCACCGTGAAAAACGCTTTCGCTCGCATGATCGCCATGTTACGCCAACAACTTTCGCAATTCGCCGCCCACAAAATTGCGTATCCGGTCAATGTGCCCGCGCATCCCCACCTTGTACGCGGGATACAACCACGGCCGCTCCGGTGTCCCGCGCTCGCTGATCGCCCGCGCGATCGGAAACGCCGCGGCGATCGGGATACCTTTTCGCGCGCACCACGCGCGGATTGCATCGAGCGGCGGAAAGTGCGGCGCCGTTCCAAACTCGATAAACGGCGCATGTTTCGAGTCGCTGTAGACGACGACGCTTCGGCCCTTAGCCGACGCGCTCACCTTGATGGAACTGTAGAGCTCGCCGGTGTCGAAGGCGTCGATTTCCTTCACGTTGCGCCGCGCTTGATCGGCGATATCCTCGGCCGTGCCGACGTTCGCCGCGGCGACCCACGCGGGAAAATGCGTTGCGAGCGCCGAGAAATTCTTTTTGATTTCCTCGGCGCCGGTGATACTGACACTGATTACCCGGCCCATTACTGTAGCCCGTCCTCTGTCCGCTCACATGTGAGTTTAAGCCACGTATCGAGCGCGTCCACGTTTTCGACGTCCACCACGTCGAGATACATTTGACGCCACATCACGCGGTAAACCGTCGTGATTCCCGGTTGCCACCGGATCGTGAAGACCCGGCGAGTACGCGCCGCCAACTGATCGGACTGAAAGACCGTGCCGCCGCTCGGCGTCGCGACGTTCGCCGGAATGTCGGCCGTAAGGCCGGCCGGCACGCCTTCGCGCGATCCGCCTTGCCCGTCCGGTACGAGATCCATCTGAAAGACCGCGATCCACTCGCGCAAGTCGCTAGCGTCCATGCGTCACCCGCTTATCTCAATCTGATACGGGCGCCACAAGTCGCGCACGCCGTCTGGTATCTGCTGGCTACCCATTGCCGCGTACGGTTGCTCGCGCTCGCCGGCGCGGTTTTCATACAGGATCGTCGCGTACTCAAGAATGCCTTCCTTGATCCCGCTCGGCACGGCGTCGGCGTCGTCGCCGTAGCCCGATTCGTAAATCACGGTTGCCGCGCCCGCAAGCGGCGCCGTGAGCTTTACCGTGTTCCATTCGAGCGCATACGTCGCCGGATCGACCAACGAGCCCGCGGCCGTGATCGACGTCACCCCCTGCACCCGGCCCCGCGGCAACACGAGCAAGAGCGTACACGCGCAACTGAGCCCGTCCGGTACGAATAGCGCGCGGAGCGTTTGCGTCAGAAACGAGCGCCGCGTGAACTGCTCGCCGCGCCGCGTCGCCGAGCGTAGCTCGCGCTCGATTAGATCCGGTTGCCGATCGACCGTGAGCCCGTTCAACCGCGCATGGTCGATAAACTCCTGCACGGTGACCGGAATGTCATCCGGTTCCACCACCGTTTCGATATCGAGGAACCTCATTTTTCCCCCGCCGTGTCGATGCTCTTGTTTTCCGGCGCCGCGGCGATCGCCTTGTTCACCGGCGTAACTTCCGGCTTGCGCTTCTCGTTCGGCTTCGCCGGCTTTTTCTTTTTCTTTGGTCCGCTCATTCGACGTAACCTCTGCTCCTCTGCAAAACGTACGCGAGCATCCGCTACAATTTCGGCCGAGCTCATGCCGCGATAGTACGCGCGCCATTCATCCCGGCACCGATCGGAGCAAAACGTCCCCATCACGCCCACGTCTACGACGCGGCAATTGATACACGGGATGATTTCGCCAACAGTCAAACGCTTTCCCTCAAAAATCGGCCGGATGCTCTCTCGCCATAAAAGAGCACCCGGCCAGTTCGCAGATAAGGCCGGCCGTCTGGAGGATGTTAGCCGGCTGAATGCTAGTTTACTTCCGCGGTTGCCGCGTGGCGCCGGTGTCCGACGACGTGCCCGTAATAGCGCCCGTCGGCGTGACGCCCTTCAGGAACGCTTTCGGCTGATAGATCACGAGCGCAAGCCGTTCTTCCACGAGGATCGTCACCATGTTTTTGATAAAGTCGTCCTCGTTCTGCGTCGCAACCTGCACGTTGACGTCCTCGCGATCGAGAATCTGCGAATTGCCCTGGAACCCGCCCACCAGGAACGTGCCCGCGGCCTGATTGGAGCTCAACACGAGCCGCGTCCCCCATAGCCGCCCGCCCGCCGTGTAATCGAGCGGGTTGACGAAAATGTAATTCCCGTTCGCGTTCTTCATCATCGCGACCGCGCCCCAATCGGCCGGATTCGCGACCGTGCCGTCGGCAATGTAGCCGATCGAAGCGAGCTCGAACACGGCCGTACCGATCGCGTCAACGATCGTCGCATCGGTTCCCGTCGGCGCCGTCGCCGCGGTTGCCACCGTGTTAAAGCCCTGCAGGTTCGGCGGAGCCCCGGAGCCGTTGAGCAGTTGGTTATCCTCTACGATCTGGACGCCCCAAATGCCGTTGTTTTCGACTTGGCTTGCGAGAAACGGCAAGTCATCGAACGTCTGTTTCGACATTTTGAAATAGTGCGCGATCGTTCGCACAACCGACGTCCGCGCCGTAAACACTTTGTCGGACTTCGGTTTCGCGGCGCCCTCGGCGACTACCGCGGCGTTGTTCGTAAAGCTCGTTTCTTCGATGTACTCAACCGCGCCGGCCGACGTGTTGCCCTGCGGCACGAGCGAGCGGACGCCGATCGGCGGACGCGGCGGTTGCGCGATCACGTCGAGTTGCTGCGGCCAAAGCGGGGAAAGATTGATGATATCTTTCACTTGCATCAGCCGCGCGAGCGGACCTTTCATTCCGATCGTGACGGAGAAACGCCCGCCCGATTTGATCGCCGCGAGCAAGCCCGCATCCTCGATCACGGTTTGCCCGATCGACTTCGGACGCGCCGGCGTCATCATCAGGCCGCGCTCAACCTTGCCCTCAAGATCCTGCAGCCGCTTCGCCGTATCGTCGGCGTACTTCGCCCGCAGCCCGTCCATATCCGCGGTGAGCTTTTCGAGCTTGACTTTGGTTTCCGATTGCGCGACGCCGAACGTCTTAAAGTCGGTGTCTAACTGGGCGTACTGCGTCTTGAAGCCGCTAAGAATGCCCATAAGTTTGCTGATATCTTCGGGATTAATGGAAGTAAGTCCGTTAGGTGCCATGACGTAGAGTCTCCAGGCCGGCCGCGTATTCATAAATCACGCCGGCCGTGTTTATCAGATCGTGGAATGCCGCCGCCACCTTCGCATCCAATGGCGTTTCCGGTTCAACGTCCCGTTGCCCCTTCATGGAAGAAATGAGGCACTTCGCCTCACTGATAGAGAATCCAGCATCCCGCAAGATTCCTTCTAACTCGCGTTCGGTGTACTGCTCGCCGGCCGCTTTCACGCGGGCGATTCGCGCCCGCGGATTCATCGGCACGCTGGCAAGCGAAAACTCGTACACATCCAAATCGGTGAGATCGCGCACGCCGGTATCGGAGTTGAATTTGGCGCCGCCCTCGGCGATGCCGTACCCGATCGACAAACCGAACGGCTGTTTGAGCTTCGCCGCGTGTTTCGCGAGCGCGTACGCATTGCGGCCGTCGTCGGATGCGAGCGTGAATTCCCCGAACACATGCAAGCCCTTGGAATCTTCGTCGGCGCCCGTCGAAAATCCGACCGGCCGCGACATGATATGACCCATGAGCACCGGCCACTTGCCGCCCGTCTCTTCAATCGTGCGCTTGAAGGCCGGCCGCTTGATTCGATCGCCGCCTAGATCGACGTTGTTGAAAACCGCCGCGTGCCCTTCAAACTGGCCGTCTTCGGTAACCTCTTTCCATTCGAGCGCGCATGTGAAAACCTTTTTCTCAATCGTCGGCATCGTAATTCCCTCCCCCGTCCTTTAACACCAGCACATCCCCGAATCACAACCCTCCACCTCACCGAACAGCGGCGAGAGCGGCTTGTCCGGCACCGTCAAATCGGCTTCACGTAACGGCACCCGAGAGTGATGCACCCAAACAGCCCCGCTACGATCCTTCGCCCGAATTTCCTCGTCCAATTGGCACGCCTTCTCGTGATCCTCCGGGTAATTGTCCCGTTGGTGCGCCCACTGTTCATTGCGGCGCCAAGGACACATGACGCACGAAGATTTAGGCGACTTCGGAAGGCCGGCTTCCGCAATCAGCGCGTAGCAATCCGACCGACGCATCGCCGGCCGCGTCCAAATCAGCGGCCATTCGTAGGACTGCCAATCAACGCCCGACGGTTTACAGCGGCCGATTTCGTCGAGCGATATCCCTATCCAGGTAGCAACCGGAGCTTTTGGACCGTAGCCGAGCGCCCGAAGCCGCCGGCGGATCACAAATTTTTTCCATTCCGACGAACAGAACGTATCGAGCACACCGTTTTCGGTGTACGCCGGAATCAGCAAGTCCCCCTTGTGGCTTCGCAGATCAACCTTGGAGAGCGAGTGGGATACAACCTCGATTTCCAATCCCACCTGGCGCAAGAGCGGACGCACCCAACGATCCGTGTACTCCCACGTCTCGGACGATTCGCGGCCGGTATCGGCAATGCCGATCCAATCCGGCCGCGGTAGCTTGCCGGCCGCAACGAGTACGGCGATCGCGACGGATTGAGTGCCGCCGCCGTAACTCCAAGTGATCGCTCTATTGGTCATTGCGGTTTGCCGTCGCCGGCGTCAAACACGAACGCCCGCTGTTTCTCGGCTTCCGTCATCCGCATTTCCTTCAAACTCTCGCCGTTGTCGAGCCGGATGAACGCCTTGTAACCCGGCTCCGGTTTGTCATACTCAATACGGCATTCCACGTCGCGCATTTCGTACCGTTGGTTGTACTTCGCCACGAGCTCGCCGGCCGCGAGATTCGCCGCCTTGAGCTCGGCGCCATAGTGCGCGGCTTGCTCGGACTTCTGCTTTTCGATTTCGTAGACGCGCGCCGCGGCCCGCGCCATGTTGTCGGCAATCTCGGCGAGCTCGATCGACGTGAACGTATGTTTGTACGATTCCGTCGTCGTCACCCGCGGGTAGGTTTTCAGATCCGGTTCCGCGGCCGGCGCCGCGGCCGGCTCGATCGCGGGCGCCGCGGCCGGCGCCGCGGGTTCGTTCGTCTCGGCCGGTTCCGGCCGTTCTGCTCGCTTGCCCTTCATCTCAATCCTCCGTTACGGTGTAGTGCGCCCCCGGCCCGTTGCTCGCCGCCCAAGGCGTCACGATACAGAGCAACGTCGCGCCGCCCGGAAACGTGAGCTCGCAGTATTTGAACACGCATTCCTCGGCCGTCACGAGCGGCGTACCGTCGTCGCTGATCGGCACGAGCGGGATATACGCCGGCGCCCCTTTAAACGGCGGTTGGTTTTTGTAGTAGTCCTGCACCATTGCGAGCTCGCTCTGTGCGACGGCCGCATCGTAATTCTCAATCTGCTGACTCATAGAACCTCCCACCCTTTCACGGCCGGCGTAACTCCATATCGCACCGGCAATTGATCACGTTCGACGCCCGCGCGCCGCGCTCGCCGTCCCCCGGATACGCCATTTCGTCGCGCGTCGGATCGACCGAGATTTCGTAGTCGTTCGCGACGTGAAACGCCTCGCGGAGCCCGCGCCGCTGTCCATGCGCGCTCTTGTGCTGATCGCATGTGATGCCGCGCGCCCGCGGCGCCGCCCAAATCTTCACCCAACCGCGGAGCGTCTGCAGTGCCCCGCTCCAGGCGCCGAGATAGCCGGCCGCGTGCGACTCGGTTAGCCCGATCGTCGCCGAGCGCCACTCGGCCGCTTTTTCCGACTCGGCGATTATGCGCCGCGCAATCTCCGAATTCGTCTCGAATTCTTCCAGGCCCTCGGCAATCCACCCGGCGATCGCGTTGCGCGACGTGTTCGCAATGCCGGCGCCGCGGCCGGCCGCGTTGCGATCGACGTACAGCCGCGCGATCCGGTCGAAGGCGCCCGCGTCGGCTTCGCCGCCGAGCATTTCCACCGTGAGCTTGCCGGCGTGCGGCACCACGGCCCGCCAAACGGCGTCGAGATAGTCGGTCCATTTTGCATCGCTCACTTCGGCGAGCGCCCCGGCTTCGCCCGAGCCGTCGCGGTAGGCGATCGCCGCCTTACGCGCTTCGACCACGAGCCGCGATTTCGCGCCCCGCGTTGCGCTCTTGCCGGCCGTCGCGAGATAGTCGTCAAACTTGCGATACATCCGCGTGCTTTTCTCGCCGTCGAGCAGGATCACGGCTGATCGAATAGCGCGCCCTCGCGCACCGGCGCCACCTTCGCGCACTCCGTACACATCATCCGCTTCAGATGCCAGTCGTACACGGCCGGCGTGTTGCGCGCGATCGTGCGCCGGCATTCGGAGCAGTAGCCGTCATACTTCGCGTTCATCGTCTGCAGGCGCGGCTTCATGAGCACACCCCCACGATTTCGATTTCGAGCTTTTGCCCCATCAAATCGAACCACTCGCCGCCGATTTCGACCGCGGAAAACAGGATTTGATTTCCCGGCGAAACGCTGTAGCTGATCGACGCCACATACTCGGCGCCGAGTTGCCGCAACCGCTCGCGCGGCACCACAATTCCGAATATGTCGCCGGCCGCGGCTTCCGGCACTTCCGAGACGCGCCGCAATTCCTCGATCCGGCCGATAACCGCGCCGGCGTTGCCGCTGATCTTGACCCGCTGATTACTTTTGAAAATCATTCGCCCGCCTTATCGAGCGGCATCAAGTTTGCCGGCGCATAGAACACGTCACCCGGCGCGGCCGGCTCGTACTCCAGATCCTCGCGCCCTTCATCCTGCGTAATCAAGCCGCTCGTAAACAATTTGACAACCCGGTCGGTTGCCTCCTGGCGCGCGGCCGTGATCGCTTCCCAACTATCTTTATCGAATTCGAGCGGCGACCCGAGCGCGGCGCCGATCGTCCGGTTCCAGTCGTCGCGGAACTGCGTCAAGAGCGGAATAACGGCTTCCATGTAGAGCGAGCGCCGCGCTTCCTGATAGTTGGAGTACGTTTGCGCCGTTGTGTCGCCGATCAACTGCGACGGCACATGAAACACGCTCGCGATATCGCGCTTACTCAAAATCTGCTGATCGGTTACGCCCGAATCGACCGGCGTAAATCCCATTTGATGCCATACGGCGTTTTCTAGGAACAGTTCCTCGCCGCGCGACTTCGATTGCCCGATCCGCTCTTTCAGTTGGTTAACTTGCGTGTCCTCCCAAATCGAATCTTTCGCCGCCTCGATCCAACCCGGCGAGTAGCCGCGCTGCAGCATCCGTTTCATGAGCGCGATGCCTTCGTTCTCCGCGTCCACGCGAAGCATTGCCGCGGCGAGCGGCGGAAGCCCGTAGACATAGCCGACCGGATTGAACAGCTTGCTATGCACTAGGTTCGCCGTCGGCACCGGCCGCGGCACGCCGTACACGTTGACGGTCCAACTGGCGACCAATTCGCTCTCCGTCATCTGCGTGACCTGTGACGGGTCTTTCATGACCGCTTTCACCATATCCGGCCGTTGCAGAAACAGGTTGACCGGCTTGCCGCCCTCCGTCGCCCGCTGGATTTCGATATAGTCATTGCCGGCGAGCAGGATATACGAAACCCATTCGTCAATGAACGCGGCGCCGCCCGCCCGCGCAAGCAAGGCGATCGACTCGCGCGGATTCGAGTTGGCCTTGATCGCCCGCGCCGCCTTATCGTCCTCGCCGCTGTACACGTCCTGAATCACGCTCGCCTTGCGGAGCATCATGGCGCGCTCGGCCGGCGCCGTGAGCGCCTTCGCCGTCGCGCCGCCGTCGTACCATTTGACCTGTTTCGCGGCCGACGCAATCAGCGAGATACAGGCGTACACGTCGCTATTGAGCCCGTAGCCGGCAACCGCCATCGCATCGTAGCCCTTGCCGGTCCACACCGGCTCGGCGAGCCCTTGCCCGCGGACCACGCGGATTGTCGGTAGGTTCCGATCGCCGTCGTTGATAATCGGAACCTCGCCCGCCTTGCGCGCGAGCCCCATACGGGATAACACCTTGTCAATTACCGGCATAGCATCCACACCCCCGAGCGAGCGAGCGAGCGGGAAGATGCGGAAGTTCCGCTTCTTCCCGCCCATTCCTGCCGGCTGGCAACACAGACCGGCATATCGAGGAAAACCGCCGCGGCCGTTTCCCGCTTCTGATAAGGGACCATATGTTAACTTGGTTAACGTTTACCGGAACGCATTAAAGCAACGGAGCTTTCCAAATGCCTGCTAAACCCCATTGGTTCCGCAACTTCGCTACGATCGAACACACCTTATCGGCGATCACAGACCCCCTGCTTGATCGCGTCGCGATCGAATACATATTCGGCGTTTCGCAGTCGGAAGCCGGCCGGATCTTACGGCGCATCGGCCCGGTTCGCGCCGGCGCCGGCCCGCGCGCTACGCAAATCGTCTTTCGCCGGCAAGCCCTCACATGGGTACGCAAGCTCGCCCGTACCGATGACTTCCAGTACGAGGTACGCCGCGTTGAGCGCGTCGGCGCGCACCTGGCGGAAGCCGGCCGCGAGATTGCCGCCCGCTCGATCGCCGTTCCGCCCGCCCGCTCGGAAGCCTTCGCCGACCTGCCCGCGAATATCGAGCTCACGGCCGGCCGGCTAGTCGTCACGTTCGCCGGCGCCCCCGAGCTCCTGCAGGCGTTGAACGAAGTCGTACGCGCCGCGGCCCGCGACTTCCCGCGGTTCCAATCGGCGTGTGAGAATTGACGAATGCAGCAACCGTACATCGTGTGCCCCAAGTGCGGAATGGTTTCGCATAATCCGAACGACGTTCGCGAGCGGTATTGCGGGAATTGCCATGTATTCCACGCGGACCTACCACTCCCGGCCGGCTCCGTCATCGTCAACCGCATAGCAGACGGCGCCGTATCACAACCCGCGATCGCCGCGGGCGCCGTCAACACGTACCGGATTGCCGATGGCGCCGTGTTCGTGTGCCCGCGATGCGCCTGCGAGCTCTTGAACGTTACGAGCCTTGACGATACCCGGTGGCAATACCTATGCCTCGTGTGCCGCGCCCAGTACGAAGGCGCGGAGATCGCGGCCGAGCTCGCCGCGGCCGAGCGCGCGAAGTTTGACGCGCTCGCGGAAGAAATGCGCCGACGCGACGCCGGCGACGATTGAGCGCGTGAGCTTCCGGAACCGGAGTCGGTAGTCTTCAACACTGCTGCACCATCAGCAACGAACCATTGCGACGGCCGCAACCCGTTGCCCGCTCCGGTCCCGAAAATCGAATGAGCGAGCGAGACGGCGGAACTTCCGCCCGCCCGCCCGCTCACTTCCGCTTTCCCAAGATCAACCGCGCCCATTCCTGAAGCACTCCCGAGTAACGCCGCGGATTCGCCGCAATGATGCGCGCCGCGGCAAGGTTCTGCGCGTCGAGCGCCGCGAGCTTCTTTCGTACATCCGCCTTCGCCAACTTCCGCCCGCCCGCTCATTCCGCCCGCTCGCCCGCTCGCCCGAACACCGATCGCAGATCGTCCCACAACGTCGCCAGACCGCGCACGAGCCGCCACCGGCTCGCCCGCATCCGGCGCCGCATCCGCGGCCCCCACCGCTCGCGGATCGGCCGTACATCGCGCGCCGGCTCCATTACGTCGCGCACCGCTTTTTGCACCGGCATTTGTTCTTGCACGATGTTGTGCAGATCGCCGTTTCCGGCCGCGGCTCGTGGCACGCATCGTTCTCATTCATGCCGACGCAGTAGCAATTGAACTGGTACTCGTTTGTCAAGTTCTGGCACCACGCCGCGCGATGATCCCGCGGATCGTTCGGAACCGGCCGCGGCTCATCGACGGCTAACGCGATCACGAGAAACACCCGGAAGCACTTCACGCAATGAGCAACGTCAACACCCAAAGCGCGAGCCCAACCGCAATCAGATTGACGCGCGACGGCACGCCGAAAGCGGCGATCGCGAACGAAATAAACGCGAGCACGAGCAAGAGCAATCGAAGCGTTATCATCAGGCACCCCCGATATTCGAGCGGGCGAAAAGTTCGGCCCTCCCCCGAGAGCTCATTCCTTCCGCCCGCGCCCGTCGCCGGTGACGTACGGCGAACTGTTAAACTCATAGTCGCCGGCCGGCCCGCGGTTCCCTTCGCGAGTCGTCTACAACTACTTTCGTAGTCTCCGCGGCCGGCCGGTTCCAGACGCCGCGCATCTCGCGCGCTTCGTACGCTTCGACGCGCTCGGCGAGCACTTCCAGGCGCCCGGTTTCCGTTTCCGTCAAGTCGCGCGCTTCCGACTCCGCGAGCAGTTGCGCGTAGTGCCGCGCCATCGCGAACTCAACCCAGTTCATAGACTCAACGACCGGCCGACCCGTTGCGGCTTGAGCATCAAATAGCTCGCGGCCCACACGAGCGCGTCAACCCGGTTCGGCGACTTCGCGAGCTTGCCCGGTACAAAGTTCGCCATTTCATCCTCCAGGCCGGCGAAGGCGCCGCAATGATGAATCCGGCCCTGTTCGTAGAGCGCCGCCACCGGCTCGGCCCTCGCCACCTTGCCGCGGCTCGCGTGGACTTTCTCATACGGCACATTGCGCCGCTCCGTCCGTACCGTGAGCTCCACCATATCGCCGCCGTTGTTGGCTTCCCCGATAATCCGATCGCCGCCCCAACGGTCGAACGTATCGACCGAGCGCCGCGCCCATTGCGCCGGTGGTAGGTGGCAAGTGTCGTCGGCGAGTACGTAGCCGTCGCCGGCCGCGTCGATTCCGAACGCGCATATCCCGGTATCGTCGGAATCTTCCCCGCTCGTTGTCGCCGGATCAATCGCGACTACCACGCGGGCGAGCTCGGCCGGCGCCCGCTTGATGCGCGACTTCTCGATCGTCTCGCGCGTCCACAAGGCGCCCTCCGTTTCGCCGAGCAGTTCGCCGCCGAGCTCCTGCCGGCCGATGCGCGTACCGCCGTACAGGCGCCGGTAATTCTCAAGCTGACTCGCCGGCAGATTCGCCCGGTTGTCGAACGTCGAACCGCGCGTGACCACTGTACCCACGTCGGCGAGCAATTCAACCAGGAACGGCAACGGCCGCGGCGTCGTCGTCACGAGCGCCCGCGGATCGTCGCCCAGTCGAAGGCCGAACTGCAGGTTACTCCAGAGCTCTTTCAAATCCGGGTACGATGCGAGCTCATCGCACCACGCAAAATGGTGCTGCGGCCCGCGGAGCCGCGCCGGTTCCTCGGCCGTATAGAGCATCGCCCGCGATCCGTTATGGAACGTGACGCGGCGTTTCGACGGCTCATAGACCGGCCGTTGATTCGGCGGAAACACGTTGAGCAACCCGCTTTCCCCTTCGACCATCACATCCCGGCAATCGCTCGCGATCGGCCCCACAAGCGCGATGCGTTGATTCGGCGCCCGGTTGATGACTTGCCGCACGGTTTCGGCGCCGGTCCTAGTCTTCCCGAATCCGCGGCCGGCCATGATAAGCCATGTATGCCAATCGCCGGCCGGCCATTCCTGTTCGCTCCGACTCCAGAGCTCCCAACAATACAGCAAATCGCGCAACTGATCGTCGGTGAAACAGGCGACCGTGGCGCGCACTTCCTCGGCCGTGACGTTATCCGGCAACCGCGTAAAATTGATCGGCTTGACCTGTGCATCACGCATCGCCGCATTCAAAGCGCGCGTATTCTCGCGCCGTATCTGGGTCCATTCGTCGCGTGACGGTTTCGAGATTGAAACTACGTTCCACTTCGTCGCCGTCCGCGTCTTCATCGGCAACGATTATTTCAATTTCGAGCCAATTGTCAAGGCTCGCGATGGCCTTTTTCAGATCGCCGACCGTCATACGTTCGTTATCCCTTCGCGCCGGCCGTCCACTGCACCGCGCCCTTTTCGCCGTCACGAACGCCGATGATCCGGTGACCGCCACTCATGCGCGAGCGAAAACACGAACAACCCCCGCGGGACTTCCACCAAATGATCGAGCACCGCGGCGACGTACGCCGGCCGATCCTCCGGAAAAATTTTCTTATGCTCAGTCGTCGCCGGCCGGCCACGCTTCGCGGTCGTGTAGAGTTGGCTTCGACCGATCGCCGCCATTAAACCCCCGCGCGAAGTGTGCGTACGGCACGGATGCTCTTGTTCCTGGGTCGGCCCGAGCAACCGCAATGCGTTGCCGTGCATAATTTCGGCTTGACCGCCAGCGACCATGCGGCGCGCCTTATGCGGCGAGACGTGATATTGCGCGTCGCCCGCTCGATCGAAAACGAGGTATTTCGGCATTACAGAAACTCCAAATGTAGGGGAGGAAACACAGAGAGATTCAGTGTTGGTACTTGAGGCCGAGCCCAACCGCGAAACCCCCCGAAGGGCAAAGGCCGGTTGGTATAGACATGCACTTTTCCGGACAAGTCCCGCATCCCTCAGACGGATGAACCTCGTTGGGCTTGTCTCCGAACTATTTCGGGTAACTGCACGCAAGCCTATACCATGCCCACCTAACATCGGTATAGGGAAAATACACTAGCCCTTCAGTGATGTTACAACCGAGTTACGCGGAGGTTACCGCGCGTCCTGGCAAATGCAGCGTTTAGACGGCCGGCCGGCCGTTTTGATGACGCCGGCACCGTGGCACTTGTCACAGTTCGCCGCCCGCGCCTTCGCCCGTTCGTCGTCGAGCCGCGCCCGCTCCGCGAGTGCGTGCAATTCTTCGCGCTCGCGCAACCGCGCCGCCGCCCGATCGCCCGCTAGCGATTGCGCCGCGGCCGTGAACGTACGGAATTCCTCAATCCAACTGGGTAGAATACCCGGCCCGTTCGCCTTCAGGAGCTTCGCCGGCGTGAGCCACGCGAGAAACGCCGCGCCGTCGATCGCGTCGTAGACGGCCGCGGACTGTCGCTCCGTCGGCACGGATTTTCCGGCGCCGGCGAACGCGCGAGCAAGCTCGGCGTGGAAGGAATTTGTGCTAAATACGCTTTTCGCGTCGGCGTCGTCCACGTCTACCGACGACGACGACTCTGAGGATTTCACTTCTGCATAGGTCTGCAGTGTCGCTAACCCGCTCGAAAGATGTGGACAACTCCAATTCCACGGGCAATAACTTTCCGGCTTCCGGCAATTTCCTTCCGGCTCAGTGAAAATATTTGCAGTCGGCGCCTGCAGGATCGGGAAAATATTTTCACTTTCGGGCGCCCGATCCTCGATCACCGGCGCGGCCGGCTCCGGTGAAAATATTTTCACGAGCGGCAACCCCATTTGAGCGCCGCGGACTTCCGCCTCGGCCTTCCGCTCGTACGTCCGCGTCCGCGCCGGCGCCCGCTCGATCGCGTCCAGGCATACGCGCACGCGGCCGGCGTCGTCCGGATCGCGGGCAATGCCGCCCTTTTCGATCAACGTGTCGATTACGTTGCGCGCTTGCCGCTCGCCGACGTTCAAGGCCGCGCCCAAATCGTCTAGATCGAGCTTGACGTAATCGCGCGGCGGATATGCTTCCGTCGTCCGGTCGAGCACGTAGACGAAGGCCCACGCGCCGATCGGCCCGAACGCGCGAATCACGGTTTCGTAGTTCCATGACAGTGTGCCCTCCGCGGCGCCCTTTTCGAGCCGGCCGCGGCGAAGTTTGACGAACCCGGCGCGATCGCGCGACCGTTCCGATTGTTGCGGTTTGCGATCGACATGCATCGCCGGCGATTCCGGCATATGTGCGGTTTCAACACTCATAAGGCGAGCTCCTCGCTGTAGGGGAAACAGTGAACGAAAGATCGAGCGATTTCGCGGGATTTTGTGGTACGCTCGTTAGCGTCCCGGCTGGATTTCAACATTGAACCTGTTGTTTCCGATCTGGCCGGAATACATCCAGCCCCACGATGTTTCCAGCATCGTGGGGCCATTCGCTTTTTAGGGCGAATCGGCCCGTAAATTTCACTGACAACCGTATCACACCGCGCAAACAGCACGCTAGTGAAATGTTTTGGAGCCGTGACACACACGCAACGCTTTTGCGTGCGATCGCGTGTGAAAATTGGCGCCGGCCGTAGAGACACGTTGACCCCTTTCGCTCGCGCTATAAACAACCCGCGCAAGCTGGGAGTCAAAGGACCTGTTACGGCCGGCCGCGCCGATGCGAAAACCGCTCTGCCGGTTACAATGCCTTGCTAGGCAATGACGATATACCCGGCGCCCGCAAAAAGCCAATAGCTCGGCCGGCAACGGCCGTACGCCGAATCACTATCGAAAGATAGTAGACGTGTAAGCGGACATGTGCAGCTATTTGACGCGCTCGCCTTCGATCGCGTCCAGATCGAGACGCCGCACCCGCCAGTGTCCACCCGGCCGGATGCCGACGTCGCGAGCGGCGAGCTCGCCGGCTTCGATCATGCCGAGCAAGTGCGACGCCGGCAAGCCCGAGTACTCCGCGGATTCGGCGATCGTGAGCCACGGCCGCAACGTGACGGCCGCGGCCGGTTCGTCGATATCGTACTCGTCGAGCGGCAACCGCCGCGGCGCCGTCGTCACGAGCGCGGCCGTCGTGCCCGCGGGCGCCGAGTCGTATTCTCGCCGGCCCTGATAGGCTTCAATCTCCGCGGCATCAAACATCAGTGCATCGCGCCGCGTCTCCGGATCGAACGCGCGATGCCGTGTAAATTTGCCTTCGGCCGCGAGCTCGGTTAGACGTCGGACACTCAACTTAAGCCGGTCGGCAGCGATATGCTTCGTGAGCAATTCCAGCTTTTTGGACATGCGGACGATTATAAAGCAAATGAGCGGAAAGAAGCGGAAGTTCCGCTTCTCTCCGCTCGTTCATCTCCAGGCGATCGCGTCGGCCGATATCTCAACCGACGTTTGCCGGCCGTCGAGCGCGTATACCTTGCCGGTCGTGTTGACGCGGAAGTAACACACCTTGCGACGCAGAACCCGCTTGAGTACGAGCGTACGCAGTACCAGCTTCCCGCGCACGTCCCAAACGTCATAGCCCTGTTTGAGCCGGCCCGTTTCTCTTTCAAGCGATACGATCGCGACTACTGCAGCCTGCATAGGTTCACCCGATCGGGGAGGAAAATAAGGGAACCGGCATATATTGTGCCACGTATGCCGGCCGGCCGGAAGGCCCCGCCCGTTGTGCCGCCTTCCGGCGCGTGATAAAACAGTTGCAGGGGTTTCCGGTGGAGCAACCGTTTCTACTTGACGACTTCGAGCCCGCCGAGCCGATCGAGCCGAGCAACCTACCGAACGACGGCAACGGCCGGCCGGCCGGCGCCCGCAACCGCAAGCACCGCGAGCTTGAGCACTACGCCCGGTCGCGATCCGTCAAGCTGCTCGAAAAGGTGGTAGACGCGGCCGAGCGCGGCGACATGATGGCCGCGAAGATTGTTTTTGATCGCATCTGGCCGCGGCCGCGCACGGCGCCGATGACGTGCGAGCTTCCGCCGACCCAAACGCCGGCCGACGTGCGCGCCGCGATGCTTGACGTGATTCAGCGTGTGAGCCGCGGCGAGATTACGGCCGACGACGGCGCCGCGCTCGTGAGCATGATGCGAAACGTGCTTGATGCACACTCGATCAAAACGCTGTCGCCCGAGAGTGATACCGGCGTGCTCGATAAAGGCCCGCGCGAACTGTTCGCCGAACGGCTCGGCCGCATCATCGAAGCGCGCGCCGTGCCGGTGAACGACGACGACGCCGCGGACGACGACTAACGCCGGTTCTTCACGTCGAGCTCAATCACCTTGAGCTCGCCGCCCTTCGACTCAACCAGACACGTATACGGCGTGCGGACCTTCGCGCCGAAACTGTTCGCCGCGTCCACGTACGAAACGATTTTGTAGCCGTCCGCGTACCGCGTGATATCGGCGCGCCGCGGCGCCTGAAACTCGGCGCCGGCCGGCGACTTCAACCGGGCGCGCACGGCATTCTGACACTCGAACGCCGCGGTATAGCCCGTCGTCACGGCTTCGCTCTCGGCCGCTTGTTCCGGCGTCGCCTTGTGCCGGCCAATGACGATCATTACCAGAACGAACACAACCACGAGCAACCCGATACAACCCAAGCCAAATTTTGAACCCTTCATTTACTCCCTTCAAACCTTGATGGGCGCCCGAAGGCGCCCGATTTATTTTCTAAGCGGCGCCGCGTTCGAGCGGCGCCCATGCGTACGGCAAGTACTCGATGATCGGCCGGCCGCTGTTCGCGTTCGGCACTTTCGTTTTGACGATCGTCACCGGCTCGCCGGCCGCGATGCCGCGCGCCTTCAACCTGGCGCGAAAGAGCGCGCCTTGCGTGTCCGAGAGATAGAACCGGCCCTCCTCCGCTTCAAAGACCCAGTAGCTATCAAACGGCGGGAAGTCCGAATCGAATTCGCGGCCGTTCAAGTCCATCATGTGAACCACTAGCGGCGCGTCGAGCTTGAAAGTGATTTTGTTCATTACTCCCCCGCCCGCGGCAACCGGAAGTTAACCAACCACGTCGGCCCATGCGAATTACGGAGCTTGTGAAGCAAACCCGGCATACTCGCCCGTTCCCATGCGTGCAGCAAATCCGCCTTCCACGTCCGGCCGGCGTAATCGGCAAACGATCGAATCGCCTGCAATTCTTCCGGCGTCAACGGCTCGTACTGGCGACGCATTATGCAACCTCCGCGGCCGGCGCCGGTGCGATATCCTCGCACCCGATGTTGTAAACGCGATACCAGTTGCCGGAAACGTCTTTCGCCTTCATTCCATGCAACACGTAATCGCGCTGCAATTGCTGCAACCGCTCAAGCCGCATCGTCACGGCGTCATCGGTAGTCGGCACGCTTTCGCGAACCGTCAAACCTTGCAGCGTGCCGCTCAAGAATTCTTTGCAGTAGGTGATTTTTTTGGTGTACATTGTCTTTTTTCCCTTGCGCTTTTAAGCCTCGCGGCTGTCGTCTACTCTTTCAGTATGCTTGACTTGACCGGATTTGTCTAGCGTCTGAGGGTGAAATTCGGCCGTCATCCGTTCCACGCATTTGTGGAGCAACCAAACTAGCGTCGGATCGCGCCGGCCGCGGGCGAGCTTGATCGCTTCGCGCAACAGAAACCCGAGCGTCGCGTCATTGCGGAAGCGAGCGGGCGACCCGCCCGCCCGCTCGCTCGCCCGCTCGATCACAACCAACCCGCTACGCTGCACGTTGCCCGCCGCCCTTTTGCAGCCCGATAAACGCGGTTGTCATCATGTTGCGGATATCTTCCGGCTTGACCGCGTTGCCGTGCCGCTCGCTCGCGTACGCAAGAGCCGCGGCGTATACGTCGGTGAGTGCTTGCGTCTGATTGAGCAACGTCTGTTGCCAACCGATCAACGCGGCCGGCGCCGGACCAGGCGCCGCGGCCCGTACGGGCGCCTTGCGCGCGGCGACTTCGGCGAGCGACGCGGCGAGTTGCCGTTCGAGCATCGAAGGTTCTTCGGCCGGCGCGTCGCCGATCCGCTCCACTTCCCACTGAATCGACTTGCGCCCGCCGCGGACTACTTCGCGCTTGCAGATGCCGACCGTTTCGCCGGCCGTCACGCCGAGCGCGGCGAACCGATCCTGCAGGATCGCGCCGACCGGCTCGCTCACGTAAAAGGCGCCGGCGTCCGTCACGAACCGGAACTGTTGCCCGCCGAACTGGGAATCCACGAGCTCGCCGGTGAGCGACCGCATTTTGAGCTCGTTTTGAACGTTGGTTTCAAACTTGAGTGCCATTAGAATGCACCCCGCACGGCGTCGGCCGGAAGCACAATCACGCTCTGTGTAAGCCCGTCGAAGTCCCGCAGATAAAGCACCGTGCGCTTTTGCGGCTCGCCGCCCCAAGTCTTATACAGCATCGAAAAGCCGATAGTGCCGGCCGTGTGTTGCACATCAGAGATATAGTTAACGGTTTGCATCTTTTTTTTCCTTCGCGCTTTTAAGCCTCGCGGCTGTCGTCTACTCTTTTAGTATGCTTGAATTGACCGCGCTTGTCTAGCGAGAAAGGGTGAAATTACCAGACGTTGCACCACACGCCGTTGACGCGCCGCACGAGCTCTTGACGCGGCAAATTGTACGCCGGCGCAAGCGCAATCGCGTGCTCGGCCGCGGCGCGACTTTCGTAGCCGTCCACGTCATCGTGCCGGCCGTCGATCGCGCGCATACCCCATTCCGCTTGAGGGTGGAGCTCGCCACTCCAGCAAGTGTTACCGTGCCCGATGTAATCCGGCCGCATTTATTCAACCTCCGCGTACTGCGTGCCGTTCCAGACCAGGCGATGCTCGCTCCACCGCTCGCCGTTCCAGCGTTCGACAACCTGCGTCGCCGGCCGCGGCGCCGGTACTCCGATCGCCGAGTAAAAGCGCGCTTCCGACTCGGCCGACATGCGGCGAAGCGTTTCGGCCGTCACCGTCGGCAACCCGAGCGCGGCCGTGATCGCGGCCTGTTCGCGAAGCTGCTCGGCCGTGAGCGGTGCAAGGCCGTGCATGACGGCGCCCGTCCGATTGACCGCTACCGAGCCCCGCGTCTGTTTCGTTTTTTTCATGTTCTTCATACTTATTATTATGCTTGAGTTGACCGCGCTTGTCTAGCGCGGAAGGGTGAAAGGCCGCGTCTCCGCGGCCGACTCCATTAGGCGCCACATGGCGCCCGTACTCCAACTGCCGGCGATCAACTGCCCGCGCGTCCAGACGGCCCGCGCGTGTACGTACGCCTCAATCGGCCAATACATCGCGCGGTACTGGCGGTAGAGCTCCTGCAGAGTGACGCCGCGCATTATGCAACCTCCGCGGCGTTCGGCCCGAGCTCGCCGGCCATATTCGCGCGGATGAATTCGCGCTCGATCGCGTCCAGGCCGCGGCCGTACGCGCTAACCATGCTCGCGTCGATCCGCTCAAGCTCGCTTTCGAGCTCGCGGCCGGCCGGCTTGCGACGCAACGCGGCGAGTACGCCCGCGTCGGACGGTTGCATATCGCCGGCCGCTTCGCGCTCCAATATCGCGTCAACCTCCGCGTAGCATTCCGAGCACGCAATGTACGGCGTCGCCGACTCGTGTACGCGGAACAGATCGGAGACAATCTCGCCGCAGTTATCGCAAGTGTTGCGCGCCGCCTCGATCAAGGCGTCTTCGTAATCGGATTCGTTAGCGTAGAATTTCATGGTGTTTTTCCTTCGCGCTTTAAAGCCTCGCGGCTGTCGTCTACATTCACTAGTATGCTTGAGTTGACCGCGCTTGTCTAGCGCGAAGGGGTGAAATTACGCCGCGGCGATTAGCTCGGCGTGCATTTCGTCTTCAACGTCGGCCGGCACTTCGCGGAGCGATTCGGTGTACACCTTGCCGCGGCCGTCCCATGCTTCCGGCGTCACCACGCGCGGTACGGCGTGCCCCGCGGCCGTGAGCCGATCGCGCAAGCTCACCGGCAAGTGCGGCGCCTGCAGCGTAACGCCGGTGCGCGCCTTTTGGCACTTGTCATTCAGCACGATCGTATCGGCGAGCTCGTGCAGCGGTACGAAGTCCAGTTTCTTTTCGAGGATGTACTCGGTGATCGAACCAGGCCGGCCGTCTTCTTTCCGCGGCCGGCGCCACAAGCCCTGTACGGCCGTGTTGTACGGCTCGGCCGTGAGCTCAATCAGGATCGTACGTGCGCGATCTTCCGGCGTCGCCGTATCGACTTCCTCAGTCTTTTGGAACGGGCAGAAATAGCAGGACGACTTCGCCGGCACCGGCAAGCCGACTTCGCGGATGCTCGCAATGCAGGCTTCCAGATCGAGCCCCCATTCCATCAACGGCATTTCGTACGTGTACCGCTTCGCTTCGTTCTTGTTCGCCTTGCCGGAATGAGCCCGCGCGTCGGCGCGCTTCACGCGATGCGTTTCGCCGGCTTCAAACCCGATGAACTTCCGGACCTTTTGACCGCGCGCCCATGCTTCGCGCGCCGGCGCCCAGTGATTCGCCCATTTGACTTGCGGCTCAATCTTGAACTTCATCGCGCACGAATGCATGTTGAAGGCCGCACCTGGCAGAGTCGCGTTGAGCACCATGTTGCCCTCGATCGAGCGGTAGGGCGCCCGCTTCGGCTCGTAACGGACAACCGTAATACCCGGAAAATCGTGTTGCTTGAGCCAACCATCGAACAGGCGGATATACTCGTACGTCTCGCGCTTTTCGCTTCCGACGTTCGCGAATACGATCGCGTCCGGCCGCATGTTGCGCTTCCACATTTCGACCAGCATTGCTGTACTGTCACGGCCGGCGCCGTAGCTAACCACGATCGGCGATTTTTTCTCACTGCTGATTACGTTGCTCATGGTGTTTCCCCTTCGCGCTTTAAAGCCTCGCGGCTGTCGTCTACTCTTTAATTATGCTTGAGTTGACCGCGCTTGTCTAGCGCGAAGGGGTGAAATGACGGGCTTTACAATTGCGGCCCGAAACGGTAGCCGGTGCGCGCCGCGGCGACGCCAAATTTGACCGCGCATCTATCGGTGCAGAAACAGCCGTCATGCTTGCCGAGCTTGTTGCAATCCCGATCATGCCGCTGCAGGCGCGCGACCGTCTCGCGATCGCGCGACGCCGGCACAAGGTACACTTTCGCGATCGCCGCAAGATCGCGCTTCAGTCCGGCTTCGGTCGATTGCCGGCGAAGTATCGCGCCGCACCACAAGCATGTGCCCGCGGCGTTTGTTGCGTTAAAGAGTGTCATGGTTCCCCTTTTGAAAGATGGGCGCCGGCCGCAACCGGCGCCCCCGATCGGCTAGCCTTTCAGCTTCGCCATTTCCTGCGTTAGCGTCCAGAGTGCCTTATTGAGCCGCGTATTCTCGCTGATCCCCGTAACCGGCCGGACCGTCACCCGGCGCCGAGTCTCGGCGTTACGGCCGCGGAGCCCGCCGTTTACCAGATGCTCTTGCGCACGGTTGAAGCTGTTCCAGAGCGTGCCCTCGGCATCCTCCGACCGGCGAGCCCGTACCAACTGCTCGGCCGCGACCGGCGCCGTGCCTTCGTCGTACCGCAGAGCGAGCGCGGCCGTCGCGTACGCCGTCTGTTCGGGCGCCGTGAGCCGCAATTGCTGGAAGCGCGCGGCCGAGTCGATCACTTTCGGGAACTGCTCGACAACCTGATAGCTCGCTTCAATGATGCCGTCGGCCGATCCGGAATGCCGCACGTTGATTTGCGCGAATTCGCCGTCACTCACAACCATCCCGTTGGTGCAGACCAGGCGGAACAGGCCGGCGTCGAGCTTGTACGCGCTCGCGCCGTCGTGAGAGTTGGTGAGTACGAGCTCCGGATACACCACGCCGAGCGCGCGAGTCGCCGGCGCCGAGCCCGCCCGCATATCGCGGAAGCGTACGACGTGTTTCGTAAATTCGCCCTTGCCGGCAATCCGCGTACGCGATTGCATCGCCGCGACCGGCTGGAAGCCTTCCTCGCGCATCCGATCGACCACGGCCGACGTGGGGATAAAGGTATAGCGATCGCTCATGGCGTGCCACGGTTGCATCGCGAAAATGCTCGGCGCCGCGGCGCGGAGTTGGTCATTCGTCATCGGCTGTTCGGTGCGGATCATCTGGTAACGGTTCGTCATTTGGTTTGTTTTCCCTTCGCTTTAAGCCCGTCGGCTGTCGTCTACAAACCAATCTTAGCTTGACTTGACCGCACAAGTCAAACGCGAAGGGGTGAAACGGGCGGAACGGTGAAACCGGCGCCGCGGACAATGACAAGCACCGACCGCTCAAGTTAAGCTAGGAGTATGAAGAAAGAACGAATCAAGAAAAACCCGCACGCGGTCGCGCTCGGCCGGCTCGGAGGATTGAAAGGTGGGAATGCTCGCGCGGAAGCGTTAACCGCGGGCGAGCTCTCGGCGATCGGCCGTAAGGGAGGGAGAAAAGGTGGACCGGCCCGCGCCGCGTCGCTCACGCCGGCGAAACGCGCGGCGATCGCGCGCAAGGCCGCGGCCGCACGCTGGAAGGATAAGCCCGCTACCGAATAGGCGAAGGCGCCACGCGATCGCCGGCGCGCGCCCGCACCCATAGCGCCAACCGGACCCGCGGATTGCCCCACGAGCTCAAGCCGAGCTTGCTATAGATGCGGATGCCGTGTGTACGCGCGCCATCGGTCGAGATTCCCATATGCTCGGCAATCTCTTTGCAGTTGAGCCCGCGGGCGACTAGGCGCGCGTACGTCCACTCGCGAGCGGTGAGCCGCTTCATGTTGCCGGCCGGCTCACATTATTTTGTTGACAGTAACCTCTACCGACGCCTGCAGCATTTCGTCGGTGATATCCGGCCCGTCGGCTTGCACGGCCGCGTCCATTACGGTCGGCGGTTGTACTTGAACCGCCATCATATCCGGATTTTGCAAACATGCTTGCGCCCATTTCAGGCGCGTATTGTGTGCCGGCGTGCCGGTCGGCTCACCGATAATGCTATCGGCGTATCTCAGGCACGAGACTTTCACGCGCCCGCGGAATTCCAAATCTGTCATGAGTGCCGCTGATTCTACGTATGTCATCGTAAGACCCCCTTCGCGTTAATTGACTGTTTCTTCAACCAGTGCGAGCCGTCGCGCGAGCTCCTGCACGGCAAGTATCAGATGGCTTACGATCGCCATTTGATCGTAGCCCAGTAACTCCGTTTCGTCGGCATCCTCCGCGCGTAATTTCGCGCGGTACGGATAGACGGCGCCCGGTATGACTTCCTGTAACTCTTGAGCGATTATCGAAGTTAGCGGCAACCCTTCGCGCGTATCGGCGAGCCCGTTCCATTCCGCGGTAATCGGCCGCAATTGTTCAATCAGCGGAAGCCCGCCCGTAAGCGGTTCGATATTCCGCTTGAGCCGGCGATCGGACGACGTACCGATTTGCACCGTGTACGTGTTGTTGCTCGGACCCGATACCCCGCCGTTAGAAAGCACGATGGAGCCTAGCTGGTAGAAATTCAGATAGGTAAAGTTGCCCGTCGTCGGCGCGCCGCTGTTGATCTGGACGCCGGCGAGCCCGCCCGTCGTAAGCGGCGTGCCGTTGACGCGGAAGACGCCCCGGCAGTTTATGTCGCCGTTAACGTCCAAGGTGTATAGCGGTCCAACCAAGATCCCAACTCGATTGTTGGAATCAATCAGCATGCATCCAGTCGGACCGCCAAAGGAAGCGTTATTCTCAACGACTCCAATGTGCAACGTAGCAGGAGAGGCCGTGAGCCACATGCCCGCACCCATTGGGTTGGTTATAAGAGATATGCCGCCACCATATTGACCGTCCGCGAGAAGTGCCGATGCGACAACCCCGTTTTGTGGAGCGTACGAACCGCTATAGCTGTGCAAGGTTCCAACGGGAACGGCCTGATTGATACCCACACGGCCCGTCGCCGCTGCCACCCGTATGTGTTCTGTAGTGTTAGTTCCGATTCGCAAATCCTGATTGTCCGACGTGTAAATCATCGGCGTGGCACCCTTGGTGAACACCAGATCATTGCGACCGCGGATATCTCCCGCCACGTCGAGCAGTGATTGCGGGGTCGCAAGACCTATGCCGACAGTGCCCGCCGCCAGAACCGTTAGCGCAACCCTGTAGACGGACGCGGAATCCCAATAACTCAGATCGAAACGCGGCCCCGCAAATGTAACGTTCGCCTCGCCGTAGAGTCCGCTATGATTCCATCCCAGAGCTACGCCATTAGTGAAAGCCGCGGGATAAGACGCACCATTAGCATTGCCACGAAAGTAACCGTATGATCCAAAGTTTTGAACGTCGAGCGCGCCAATCGGCGCCGTCGTACCGATGCCAACCAGCCCCGCCGCCGTGATCCGCATCCGCTCCACTGCCGGAACTGTTGCGCCTGCGGTAGCCGCGCCCGTGTAATTCACAAACCTGATATCGGCACTCGCAACAGACATGCCGCCGCCGCCGAGTGAGGCATGAGTACTCAACGCCCGGAATGTCCCGGTTGAATCCCGATAGATGTTCTCGCCAGCAGTGAAGCCGCCAGATCCATCTCCAGATATGCCGCCCCATGTGGCGATGCGGAGTTGGACGTCACTACCTCCAAGGTCAAGCAAGTAAGCCGGCGCCGTCGTTCCAATGCCGACGTTGCCCGCCACAGTAATCGTCATCTTAGTGCCACCCGGGAGATTGTTAAAGCTCCCTCCCGTCGCAACTTTCAGCTTCGTTCCATCGGTCACGTCTAGGCCGATATTCCAAACAGCGGTAGCCGCCTCGCGGAATGCCAATATCGGACTGCGCGTGCTCTGAGTGGTAACGTCGATCAAGATAGTCGGATCGCCTGTAGCCGCGGTGACGTGAAGATTTGCTTCCGGCACGGCCGCGCCGATTCCGACCAGGCCCGCGGCCGTAATCCGCATCCGCTCGGCCGAATTCGTCCCGAAAATCATCGCCGATGCGCGATCGTTCCAGGCGTAAAAATCCTGTCCGTACGTCGCGCCGCCGCGATTGCCGATCGCCCAACACCGCGAACCCTCCGAGCTCATCCCGCTTACCACAAGCACCGGATTGCCGGCCGCGGTTGCGCTCTTGTCCTGCACGGCGATCGAGCCGGCCGCGGTCGGTGTCGCCGACGAAACCACGAGCGGCGCCGCTTGCGGCGCGGCCGTGCCGATCCCGAGCGTACCGACGTTATTGAGCGCGAAACCCGATGCGTCGATATTGCTTGTCCAGGGAGTTTGCGAGCCGCCGAACGTGACCGGCACGCCGTTGACGCGGAGCACGCCGGTGTAGTTGATATCGCCTACAACGTCAATCGGATAATTCGGCACAGACTTGCCGACGCCGATACGCCCGACGTTGACCAGATTGAAGCCCGCCGCGTCGATGTTCGTTACCCAAGGCGTTTGAACCGCGGCCGTAATCGTCGTCCACTTCATGCCGACACTCATGGTTGTATCGGTCTGCAGCACTTGACCGTTCGCGCCGATCGGCAAGCGCGTAAGCGCGTTGAGATTGTTGCGTACGATCAAATCGCCGGTACTCTGCGTCGGATCGCTCACGGCGTTTGTGACCATTGCGGCCGTGTAATCGCCCGCTTGCGCGATCACGTTACCGGCTCGGCCGAACACGCTAACCACGCCCCCGCCGCCGCCCGTCCCGGCCGCGGCCCAAGTGCCGTCGCCGCGGAGATACACGCTGGCATCGGCGACGCCCGTACCGAGCCGAGCCGTCGCGAGCACGCCCGAAACGATCGCGCCCGCGTCGTGCGTGTGCGGCGCCGGCGCGAACGTCGCCGGCACGCCGATTAGCTTCGACCACCCGAACGATGTAATCCAACTCGGATCGGGATAAGAGCCGAGCACGCTTACGGCGTTTGTGACTTGCGCGGCCGTGTAGTCGCCGGCTTGCGCCGTGACCGGCCCGCCGCGGCCGAACACGCTTACTACGCTTTCGGCGCCCCACCGGATGCCGAACGGCGCCGCCGCGCTATCGGCGCGGAGCACCTGACCGTCCGTACCTACCGGCATTCGGCCGGTGACGGCGCCGTGAACGATCAAATCACCCTTCGTCGTCGTCGGATCGGCGAGCGCGCCCGTCACCATTGCGGCCGTGTAGTCGCCCGCGGCCGGCATCACGGCGCCGACGCGCGCATTAAAACTCAGGACCGGCGCCAGAGCCGGCGTCGCCCATTTGAGCTTTTGCGGCGCCGCCAGATCGACCGTGAGCACTTGCCCCGCCGCGCCGATCGCAAACGCGCCGAGCGCCACCGGACCGCGCGCAATCAGATCGCCGGCCGCGGTCGTCGGATCGGCGAGCACGCCGGTGGCGTTTACGAGGTTGACGTTCGATAGCGTATGGTTCTTGCCGTCCACATCACCCGGCCATGCATACACGCTCGCCTTGACCGCGTTGATGTGCGCGGCCGTGATGATCTGATTCGGCAATACGTCCGGAGGCCACCCGGCCGGCACCGCGAGCGCGTCGCGGAGCCGAAACGGTGGACGCGGAGTATCAGACATGATCGGCCCCGTTAATCAGCGTCACGTTTCCCGGTTCGGCCGGCGTGACGATCGCGGGCGCCGGCGCCGCGGCCGGTTTGTCGGCGACTTCGCCCACGAGCTTCGTACAGTCGGCGTTCAACTGGTACGGCGTGAGCGGCACGGGCAAACCCTCCATCTGCTGAATCACGGTGACTTGCTGCGATAAAGTCTCCTGCAGAGTCGCCGAGCGCATCTCGGTTTCTTTCGCAAGCCCGAGCGCGCGGAGATATTCGAGCCGCTGCTTATTCAATTCTTCAACTCCCGCGCGGAAAACCTGCACCGCGGCCGGCGACAACGTGTGTTCAAATTTCATACTGCCCCCTTATACGTAACCTGTAATCAGGCCGCTAACGACCGTAAGGCCGCGGCCGGCCGGAACCGATCCGGTAAAACTCGTATTGCCGGTGACGGCGAAACTCGCCGCGCGCACTTGCCCGGCGAACCCGTCGAGAAAAATTGTGAGCCCGCCCGAATTGTTGTTGAGCACGAGCTCGCTAGCATTCTCGTGCCCCGTCGTCGGCGATCGGACGAAGGCGCCGGCAATGTTGCCGCTTGACCCGCGGAGCACCAGACCGCGGCTCACAAGCGACGTCGTAGAGTCGGCCGGCTTGCTCACCCGCCACTCGATCGACCCGTATGTGGCGTCGTACGTCGTCGGACTGGAAGTAATCGAGCTCCCCGCGGCCGGCGAGCCGGTGGCGCCGGTGATCGTGAACGACGTTTGCCGGATAAACAGATTCCCGGCCGTGTCGGTATAGACCGCGGCATCGTTGTAGCCCGCCCCGCCAAACGCGGCGAGCTTCGCCCACACCCCGAAATAGGTATTCGCGGGCATCCCGGCGCCGCCCATATCGCCGAGCAAGGCAACGAGCAGATTCGCCGTGTTGTAGACGCCGACCCTCCCCGGCTTGTTGGCGCCGTACCCTACTGCGAATTCGACGCCCGAGATTTTATCCGACGTGATCGAGCCGGCCTGTATTTTGTCGGCCGTGATCGCGCCGGCCTGTATCTTGTCCGACGTGATCGCGCCCGCGGCGATCGACGCCGAGACGACGACGCCCGCGGCGATCGTGCCGGCCGTGACCGAATCGGCCGCGAGGTTGCCGGCCGTCACTGCAAGAGCCGCAATCTTGCCGGCAACGACGGAATTCGCGGCGAGTGCTTGCGCCGTGACGCTGTTTGCGGCGATCGCCAATGCCGTAACCGCATTTGCCGCGATCGCGTTCGCCGTGACCGCGCCGGCCGCGAGCTCGCTCGCCGTGATCGCGCCCGCGGCGATCGCGTTTGCCGTGATTGCGTCGGCCGCGATCGCGCCGGCCGTGACCGAATTCGCCGCGAGCGCGTTTGCAGTGACGGCGCCCGCCTGAATGCTGCTCGCGGCGATCGCATTTGCCGCGATCGCATTTGCCGTAACCGAGCTCGCCGCGAGCTTCGGCGCCTGTATCGCCCCGTCCGGAATCTTCGCCGTCGTGACGGCGCCGTCGGCGATCGCGCTTACCGTGACGGCCGCAACCGCGATCTTAGGCGCCGTGATCGCGCCCATTGGAATTTTGGCACTGATTACCGCCCCGTCGCCGAGTACCACGCTTGTAACGCTTCCAGGCGCGAACTGAGGGGTTTGCAGTTGCCCTTCCAGATCGGCGGTAGGCACCACGGCCGTCCAGTCGTCGCCCGTTCGCCGGTAGAGCTTCCGGTCAACCGTGTACAAAAATACGGCGGTTGGCGAGTAGAGCGCCCATTCCGCGCCGGCCGGCTTGTGATCGACGACGTGTACCGGCTCGATTCCCGCGGCGAAGTCCCCCGGCTCGATCGAACCCGGCGCGATCGGCGCGGCCGGCGCCGCGGTCGATTGCACCGGCCGGCGTTGCATCCGGCGCAACGTGTACACCAAATCCGGTGGCCGGCTTCCGAGCGTCGCCGAGTATTTGAGCTTGTGCCCCGCGCCGCCCGCCCGCTCGCGATCGGGCGCCATGATCACAAGCGAGAGCGACCGCAGAATAAGCGACGCGGCGAGGCCGTATTTCCAGGCTTCGACCGATACCGTCATCCCGCGGGCGAGCCCCGGAACAAACACCGACGCCTCAATCGTGTATTTCGGTTGCGATCGTACGGCAACCTCGGTTTCGGCCCACAGCGCGGCCGTCGTCGCATCCCCGATATTGCGATCGACCAACGTAACCGAGAGCACCCCGTACTGCTGCTGGCTCGCCGCGTCGTCGGCCGTCGCGCGCACTTCGCCCGATTCGAGCACCGACCCGAGCACGAGCACCCGGTTTGCCGCGTCCGAAAAATCCCGGCTGTAGTTGTCGAGCTGATACGGTTGAGTCGTCGTGTGGTTCGGCCGATCGGACAAGGCGAACGGCGCAACGATCGAGCCCGACTCGTAATAGTTCACCTTGCCGTCATAACTGACATTCCACTCGGCGCCGATCAACTGGCAAACGTTGTCGAGCACGTCGCGGATTCGTTGATCTTTCGCCTCGATTAGCCCAAGGTTCGCCGTGAGCGTAACGACCGTACCGAGCGATAGCCCCGGCACCTTCGCGACGCAATCGGCGATCACGGTTGAATCCGGCGTGCCATCCGGCCAACTCTGCGTAATCAACGTCCGCTCAAACAGGATTCCCCAGTCGCTCGCGTGCAGCGTGACGCGAACGTTCGGCCCGTCAAGCTCGCGGTCAATCGCGAGGATGAACCCGGCGAACTGGATCGCGCCGGTGTCGGCGTCCCAAAGCTCGAGCTCCTGCCACTCGGTAACCTCCCACGCATACATAAACGCCGCGTGATTGTACTCGGCGTGATCGTACCGAGCTTCGCCGTACCGCTGAAAGAGCGTGATTTCGGCCGTCGATATCCCTTGCGTCGAATCCTGCTGGATGGTGGCGCCTTCCACGAGCGCCACATCCGAAAGGTCGAAGCCTTCGACGGACGCGCGAAGCCTCAAGAGCTCGCCCCCTGCAACCGCATTTGCATTCCGATTTTGCCGGCGACTAGCGACGGGTCCGTCCCGTACAGGTTCATCGTCATCTGCGAGCCCGCGGCGATGATATCGAGCTTGCCGGCCATGCTATGGAGTAGTTGCGTAACCTGCGACATGAACGACGCCGTTGACGGCCCCGCCGAGCGCATATCGGTCAACATATCGCCGAGCGTCGCCGACGCCGTGTACGAATGCTGCTCGATCGCCTGCAGGGAAGCAACGGCCGTTCCGGTGTTGCCCTGAATGCCCCAAAATGCGGAAAGATAATCGTCCTTCCAGAGCGCGTACTCGGCGTGCCGGTCCCAGTCGTCGCGCCGCAAATTGAACAGATCGTTAGCCGTTTGCAGCGTGTGTTTGACGATGATATCGAGCGACTTATTCATCGCCGCGAACTGGAAGTTACTGATAACTCCGCTGATCGCGCTCACCACGCCCGATATCATCCCCACGATACCGGAAAGTCCTGCGCCGAGCGCGGCGCCCGCGGAGCTCGACGGCGAGCCGCCCGATGGTGGCGAAGGCCCCGGCAAACCGACATTCGGAATTCCCGGCACGCTGGAAGGCACCGACGGCGCCGCGCTCGTGAAGATGCCGGCGATTTTCGCGCCGATATCTTTTACCAGATCGAGCAGCCCGCCGAACCCCTTCGCTCCGAGCAAGTCGGCGAGCTCTTTCGCGATGAATGCCGAGATTGCTTTCGCGGCCGGCTCAATAAAAGAGCTCGTGACGGCTTCGCCGAGCGACGTTAGGAGCTTTTTTCCCTTCTCGCCCCATGACGTATCGCCCTCCCAAAGCGATTTGGAAATGTCCTGCGCGAAATTCGTGATCACGGTCGAAACCGAGCTCATCATCCCGTCAAACGCGCCTTTGATTTCGGGCGCCTTGCCGTCGATCTTACCCTTAAGATCGGTCATTTGCTGATCCATGAGCGCCGGTATCTCTTGCCCGTTCGCAATCATCTTTTGCCGTTGCGCTTCCAACAACTTGAGCAACGCGCTATCTTTTTCCCATTGCGTCGCTTCAGGCGCCGCGATTACTTTGTCGTACGCCGTTTGCGCGTCGGCCGCTATCTGCGTGAACTTCGCCGCGGACGTGATGCCTAAGTCTTTCAAGCCCTGATTCATTGCGTCGATTGACCCGGTAGCCGGATCAATCTTCATTTTCAAGTCGCCGAGCTTGCCTAGCACCGTCGGCAAGCTGTTCGTGCCGAGCGTGTCGAAGTGCGCGACTAACTTTGACGTGCTATCTTTCGTCGCGTCGAGCGCCGGCCCGAGCCCGCTTTCGAGCTTTTGCCCCATCGTCTCGGCCGCGAGTTGCGCCGCGGCAAGATCGGTAATCAACTTCTTATGCGTCGCGCTCAATATCGCGGCTTTTGCGTTGAGCAGTTCGGTTTCCGTATTGTAAGTCTTAAACTTATCTTCGGTTTCCGTTACCGCTTTCTTCAGCTTTTTATGATCGTCGGCCGCATCGCTCGCCGCGGCGCCCACCTTGCCATGCGCCGTCTTGACTTTGACTAACTCGGCGCCTAACTCTTTGTGCGCCGTGCCCGCCTTTTTCGCTTCTTCCGCGGCTTTTTTATGCGCCGCGGCCGTCGCGTCGGACTCGTCCTGCATCATCTTGTGGCGTTGCGCGCCGAACTTCAGTTCGTCGCTGTACTTCGATAGCCCTTGCGCGGCATCTTTTAACGCAATGCCGGCCGCGCTTGACGCCGGAACGATCTTTTGCATTAAGCCCACAAACTCCATGAGCTTAGTGACGACGCTGTTCACGCCCGCCTCAATCGCCCCCATGATGCCGTACCAATTACTGTTGACCCAAACGCCGAGCGCCACGAGCGCGGCGAGCCCCGCGGCGATCGCGACGGCCCACCCGAGCAAGGCGCCGACCGATACCGTCAACGTGACGCCGAGCGCCGTAAGTGCCGGCCCGATCGCGGCAATGGCAACCGCCAGTTGCCCCGCGACCAACAACACCGGCCCGATCGCCGCCGCCGCCGCAATCAACACGCCGATAAACGCCTGCACCGGCGCCGGCAGATTGCCGAACCACTCGATCGCCGGCAATAGAAAATCGTTTACCAGCTTCGTGCCGATTTCGAGAATCGACATGATCACAGGTTCCAGCTTCGTACCGAGCGCGATGCCGGCCGTTTCAATCGAGCCCTTGAACTGCTCAAACGCGCCCGCCATGCCCGTATTGAGCGTTTCGGCCATCTTCTTCGCGGCGCCTTCGGAGTTGTTTATCTCGGCCGTCATCGCCGCCCACGCCGGCCCCGCCGTGTTCATCAAGCCCGCAGCCGCGGCCGAGCTCTCACGGCCGAATATCTTGAACATATCGGCCGCGCTCGCGCCGGATTCTTTCATCTGCAGCATGATTTGGTCAAGCGGTAGCAGATTGCCGTGAACGTCTTTTGTGCTCACGCCGAGCGCGTCAAGCGCGGTTTGTGCCTTTTTCGATGGCGATTCGAGCGCCGCCAGTACGCCGCGGAGCCCCGTACCGGCTTCCGTCGCCTTGATGCCGGCGCCGGCAAGTAAAGCAATCGCCGTCGTCGTCTGTTCCAGGCTCATGCCGGCGAGATTCGCAACCGGCCCTACCAGCTTCATGGATTGCGCCAACTGCTCGGCATTCATGGACGCGGCGCCGGCACCAACGGCGAAAACGTCGGCGACATGGCCGGCCGAGCTCGCCGCGAGCCCGAACTGCCCGAGCGTGTCGGTAGTGACTTCGGCCGCACGCGATACGGCGAGCGTGCCGGCCGCGGCAAGATCGAGTACGCCCGGCATCGCCGCCATGACCTGGCCCGTCGTAAGACCGGCCGCGGCAAGATCGCCCATACCGTCGGCCGCTTCTTTCGCGGAGTACTTCGTATCGGCGCCTAACTGCATTGCCTGCGCCTTCAACGCTTCAAGCTCAACACCCGTTGCCCCGCTCACGGCAACGACTTTATTCATGCTCTGCTCAAACCCGGCCGCGGCCGCCGCGCTCGCGCCGGCGATCGCGACGATAGGCGCCGTGATACCGAGCGCGAGCGTTTGCCCGATCGAGCTCATGGACTCGCCCGCCGTCTTCAGTCCCTCCCATTTCGCTTTCTGATCGTCGATTACGGCGCCGACGTCGGTGCCGAATTTCTGGAACGCGGCAAGAGCTTGATCAACCGACGCCTGTATCGTGATCGAGAGTGTGCCGAGACTGAGCCCGCTTCCGCTAATTCCGCCCATCTTTTGCCCCTTGCCGTTTGTCGATTATCCGCACGCCGAGCCGCCGCATTTGCGATAACAATTCTTCGCCCGTCGGCATCCGCTTTACGCTCGCCTCGCGCGCCTCGCGCTTGAGCTCGGCGCCGTTTAGCATGTAACGCACCGGATCGTACTTGCGGCTCTTGCTGTTAACGGCCGCGACCATCGCAACGATACGCGCCGTCTGCCAATCGGTGAGAGATTCGCGAGCCCGCCGCGCGTCTACCAGATACGAGAGCTCGCGAAGTGTTAGCCGGCTGAATTCGGCGAGCCCGATTCCGCTTGCGTCCCGGCAGCGAGCCCAGAATCGCCCCCATTGGTCAAGCGTGAATTGCGGCCCGCTGGCTTCGGCGCCGGCTTCGTAGGGCGCGCGGCGCCACCCGTCGGAAGCCCGCGCGTCACGGCGTCGGTAATCAGCGGCATGAGCCGCGGAAAATCGTTAAGGCCGAACATGCGCGCGACTTCGGCCCGCTCGATCATCGGTTGCGCGTCGATTAGACCGGCCCAAAGGATATCGCGAAACGTTACCAGAATCGGCCCGAGCGTCGCGAATGCGTCGGCCGCGGGCGCCGGCTCCGCGGGCGCCCGCTCGCCGGCCGGCTCACCGGCCGCGGAGGATTCCGCGGCCGAGAGTGCGGCCGTGAGCTTGCCGTACGTCGCCAGATTCGTACCCATACGCCTGATATCGTGCAGCAAGTCGCCCTTGCATTCGGCCGCGTACTGGATAAAGGCCATTGCACGATACCGGAGTATGTAATCCTGGCCGTCGAGCGTGATCGGCACGGCCGGATTGACAAGGTTTTCTATCATGCGGCGACCAATTCACCCGCGCCGTGTTCGACGTACGACGCGCTCGCCTTGAGCCGCTTTTCCTCGGCGTCGAGCGCCGCACGGCGCCGCGCGATTTCTTCCGCCCGCCGCTTGATATCGCCGCCGCCGTCCGGAGGTCCACTGAGCGTCGTAAGCGACGGCATCGTATCCTCAATCGTGATCGGCCCGACAATGCGAATGGTCGGCTGGATTTCCTGCGGATCGTCCGGATTGAGAGCCCCGAAACTCCAATCGCGGATGAATCCCTTGAACGATAGGAACGACTCGCCGCCGACGGCCGCGGAGGAATTGACCTTAATCACCCAATCGCGCGTTTCGCCGCTCGTGAAAATCCCGAAAAGCCCATCCGGGTCGGAGCCCTGATCGGCCATTGCCGGATCGAACAGCACCGTAAGCTGACATTCTCCAGGATCTTTGAAGCCCTGCAGATAGTCGCGGTAATCGCCGGCGTCGAGCGTCGTTACATCGACTTCGTCGGCCGAAACGTCGATATTGCCGATTTCGGCGACTTGCCCAACCGCCACATACGCCGGCGTTGCGCCGCCGCCCTTTACGCTTATCTCTGCGCCCTTGCCTGTAAATTTCGCCATCGTTTTAATCTCCCTTTTCTTTTTATTGGAACGTCGGAACCCTGAAACGCAAAATGCCGTGACGTGTGATGCCGTCCGGTTCGCGCAACGTTTGCGCGTAAATCCATATCGTCGAAACCCACTGGAAGCCCGCGGCCGGAAATGTGCGGCGATCGAGCGCGTTTTTCGCGGCCGTCATCAATTGCTGACACTCTTTCATGCCGTCCTGCCGGCTCCACACATGCACGGTCATTTCGATGTCGATTGACTGCTCGTTGAGCGTGTCCATCTCGGTCGAAATGGATTCGCCGATTGTGACGTACGGGAAAACCTGATTCGGCCCCGCGTGATCGAGCACCGGCACCGGCAAGAGCGCCGGCACGAGCGCGTTAAAAATCGCCGTTTGCACTTCAGAGAGCGGAAGCATACGATACTCCGATGCGTACGAAAGCCGAGATTGAAAAGACGCTGCACCACATGAAAACTGTTTGCGGCGCGGACCCCGCCAGTAACACGGTCTGGATACAGGCCCTTGAATGGGTACTCGGCGACGCCGAGCACCGCGCCGCGTTCAAGAAATGGCTTGACACGATGGATATGTCCGAATTCCCGCCCGAAACTCCCGGCGAGCGTGTATACGCAATCATGCTCACGTCTGCTTTAGCTCGCCTTCGCTAGCTGAATGAGCGGGAACTTGCGGAACTTCCGCTTCTTCCCGCTCA